TTTAGATCTCTCCATACTTCTTTTCTAAGCACTCCATTAATGCTACCAACTCTGTTGCTCTTGCAGCAACTTCATATATTTTTGATTATAGTGCGCACCATTCTGTGATTTACTCGCCATTTTGAAATGTTGCTTCACCGAACGGCTTAAAACTTCGTTGGTGATCGGGTTTTGTCGGCCCCATTCCGAGCGGTTGAACTCACGGATATTGTTAAGCACGCTTTTACGTCCATCATTGTCCTTAGTGCGTACCGCCAGCCAGTAAGCATTCATTAAGCTTTGACGACGGCGAGTAACTTGACGTTCGTAACCTTTCAATGCGCTGTTTGAGTCGTACTGCTGAACAAGTCGAGCCGGAGTAAAACCAAGCGCTTGTTGAGCATGTTCAAACAATGTCACATCATCAATGATAATTTCACCATTTCGGTTTGTGACAGTGCCACCTTCTGAAGCGTATCGCGCAGTTCTAAACACGTCCTTAATCCATTTTGGAGTCATGTATTCTACGCCGCGCAAATACTGGCCTTCTGTCATGTAGTCCAAACCACGCGCCCAAGATACAGCAATACCAAATGATGCACCTGCCGCCTGTTGAAGAATGTTTTCAGCAACACCAACGCTATCTTGTGCGTCTGATTCTTGTACCCAAAGGCGAAGCAAATCAATGTTGATTCGGCTTGAAACGCTAGGCATTGAACCGTAGTACAAGCCTTTCGCAATATCTTCACCGAACGTCTTAGCAAGTAGCGATTTTAGCTCTGTCTCTGCATCCCAAGGCTCATTGTCATCACCTGCCACTGCATAGGCCATATTAGCAATTGCCGCGATTGTAGCGACTGGTAGAGCGTTTAGACCGCCAATGGCAAACGTAACGGCAAATGTGCCAAGCAACTGCTTACGCGCTTCCTTTCTCACCTCTGGCGTTTCGCCCTTAATTGAATCAAAGAAACGGCTAAACAAGTAGTAAGTCATGTTTTGGCTGTACTGCTTGAACTGCAATGCTACCGCCGCAACGTCACCTTGCATGAATCGAGCGCGGTTACGGCTCGAATAGTCAAAGTGGCTATCCCAAGTCGCTTTAGTTGCGTAATCAAGTGACTCTTGTTTGCTTAGTCCGTTCTTCTTCGCCATACGGTAAGCAGTGATAAAACAAACCTCACGGTTCATTACTTCGGCCCAATGGAAAGGCGCACCGATTAGTCGCTGTGCTTTCGCCCATTTACCCGTATAGTTTGACGACTCTTGCTCTGCCATACCTGTTAAGTCGGCCATTTGAGTTACGTCGATAGCACCAATTTTGATCGCGAGGCGTAACGCCTCTCTCTCTTCTTGGTTAAGTACGTCGCCCAAAATACCGTTGGTCATGTCCATATCACCACGCAAGCCAGCTTTTGATTTTTTAGCAACGAACGTCTTAGCAAATAGGCCCGATAGACTTGCCATTTCCGCCGCTGTTTCCTTAAAACCAAAACGTGAGCCAATGTAAGGCAAAGCAATCTGCCAGTTTTGGGATAAGTTGATCATCGCTGACGCTGGTGAAATACCGATTTGCCAGAAGAACCCAAAACCAGTTAGCGCTTGCGCCCATTGTGCGCGTTGTGGGTTCATCATCCATTCGTGACGCTTAACCATTTCGTTATACAAGCGTGACGCCGAAACGTTATTGCTCTTATCCGTAGCAATCTTCAATTCTTCCATTAGATCGGTGAAGCGCTTCTCTGTTTCTAGTCGCGCTTGTTGGTTCGCTTGGCGAACACCCTGATCTGCTAGCACACGAGCCGCATCTTCTGAATAACCAGCCACACCTTTACGGTGAATGAATGATTTACGAATTGAACGATCAGGCATGGTTTGCAAATACATTTGGTAGATTTCATCAGTTAACTGATCTTTCACCTTGTCGTTAGTTTGCGCACCTGAGATCGCCTTAATAATATCGCTCACGAATGACGTGCTAGCACCATTTAGGCCGCGACTCTCTTGGATTTTTAGACCAAAGCGCACTTGTCCAACTTCTAAGTTCGCATTCTTATCATCCTGAACCTTGTAGCCAGCCGCCTGAAGCTTTTTAACGTCTTTCATCATGGCGTTTTCAGTCTCATACATTTGGAATACACGCTCACCGCTTGGGTCAACGGCATCGATCCAGTAGTTACCAAAACGCGTCAACGGAACATAGAAACCAAGGCGTGATTTTTCCATCATGTAACGATGGTAAGTGTTCTCACCTGCTCGTTTGTTACCAGCCATGGCAAGATCAGTAATGCGCTCTTCTAGCGCCTTATCCATTTCCTCGCGTTGGCTAATGTAGTGATCGCGCACATCGGTAAAGACTTTTTGAGCATCTGGCGAAAGCTGTAGGAACTTCTCGCGTAATGCCTTGTGTTTAAGTCTTAGTTTCGGCTCGTTCTTAATCTCACGCTCTAGCGCTTGGCGTTCTTGCCAGATTTCGGAGCCGCGCTTAGTTTGCGAACCGCCGTACTCTTGGTAAAGCTTCGCTAGTGTTTTGAGTAGCGCTTTCTTCTCATCAGTTTGGTCAACATACTCTTTTGACGGGTCAACATCGGCCAACGTCGCATCGTGCAACAAACTAAAGGTAGCTTCGGCATCTTGTGGCTTATCCTTACGGAACTTATTCAAGGCATCAGCTTGTTTGTGAACTTTCTCAATCAAGTCTGTTTTGCGTGTAGTAAACAAATCTTTGTTGTTTACATACGACTCAAGAATGTTGCCAACCTCACGGCTTACTCGTTTTCTACCTACTTCAGCCATTTGGCGTAGGTTTAACAACGCCCAACCACCATTTTTAAGCGCATCAAACTGCTTGCTAATAAATGGAACGTTGATCTTGCCAAGCATTTGCTTGTAGAAACTCTCATTCTTCGCTGCCAACGCATCAGCAATGCTCACAATTGGATCGCCTTGCTGCGCCAAATCCTCATCCATGCTTGAGATTGTTTGGCTAAAGCGCACAACGTTAGAAAGCGTGGTCATTCCGTTAGGTTTTCGAAGGTCGCTATCCACGTTGTTGATCATGTTGCGCACTTCTGAAAGCGTGATTTTCTCTGCACTCAAAATGCCAGAACGACGCAATGCACCAAGCACCCAAGACAACACTTTGTCTAAGATTCGTTGAGAAACGCTAGACTCTGTTTCTGCAATCTTAGCGATCACCTCTTCCGCTTTTACGTCTTCCGGTGCGGTTCGATATGATTTATCAACCTCGGCAAAGATGCCTTTCAAAGAGTTAACGTTTCGTAGGCTGTTGACCTTCTTGGTTAACTGCGCTTGTTGAGCAACGTCTAGGTTTGCGTATAGGCCATTGTGAGCAATAAACTCATGGCGCAAAGTGCGGCGAACGTCAGCAACGTTTTCCAAGTTTTCTGCCACCAGCACAACACGGTTATCACCGGACAACCATGCGCCTTTAACAATCGCATTGGATTCAGTTTCAACCAGTTCATGCAGATCGGCCATAGTTGGCACAACCATTACATTCGCACCTTTCAAACCGTCGTATTGGTTAATCCAATCTTGAGCGGCTTGAGTAACCTTTTCAGGCGATAGGCTGGTGGAAGGCTTTTTGTTGACTTCGCTGGCCTTGCTGAAACGAATATCGTCGTACTGATCGTTCGCTGGTTTTTCAATGACAATAATCTTTGTTGCTACGTTCGTAGGGTTCAAGCTGTTCTTGAATGCGCCAGCGTCTAGGTTGATCTCTTCTGCACCAACTTCATCTAGGTAACGACGGAAGTTTTTATTTGTTGTGTTACCACGATTACCAGCCATTGAGCTAGTGATAGCAACCAACTTACCGCCATCTTTTAGCATCGTTAGCGCATGGTTGATGTGGTGAATATCTGCATCGTTACTAAATGGAGGATTCATAACAATGCGGTCATAGATTTCACCAGCGTTATATTCCAAGAAATCACCAGCAACAACGTTGTGCCCCTTCTCTTCAAGTAATTCGCTTAGAGTGAAAGCAAGTTCACCAACATCAAGATCTACGCCATTTAGAGCTGCAATTTGATCGGCAATGTGACCCATACCAGCACTTGGCTCTAGCACTTTCATACCAGGTTTAATATCGGCTAAATCAATGAGCTTTTTCACTTCTGCTTCAGGAGTTGGGAAGAAGTCATTAAACGCATTACGGTTACCGCGTACAGTTTCCTCAATCTTCTCTGTGAGTTTTTGTAAGCGTGTTTTTTCTTTCTGCGTTGACATTTTTCCGTTGTTCGCTTGCTCATATTCACGCAAGGCTTGGCGCAACGTGATATCGCCTTTAATACCCATGCGAATTAAGCGATCTTGCGACTTGAATAACTCGTTGATGTGCTCGACACGGTAAACAGTGTTTGATTTGCTACGCGCTAGCTGGCGCAATTTAGGAATAACTTTATCCCAACGCGCACCATTCAAGTTAACGCTCTCGTGCTCCTTCAAGCCTTTAATGTTTGCTCGAATAGATTTAGCCGTCATCTTGTAACCGTCTAGGTTTTCGATTTCTCGCGCAATGTATTCAAGTGACGCTGGCGTACTCTTCGGCGCTGGAAAACGAACGTAACGAGCAACCTGATTAAACTTAGTTTCTGGTTTTAAATGCCAGTTGCCTTGCTGATCTCGATACGCTAGTTTTTCTCGAACATCTTCAGGCATATCCCATTTAACACGGTTCATAACGCTTGTTAGTTCTTCAAGCTGGCTGATATCAGTCAAGTTGCCTAGCAGTAGGAACTCGCCAGATTCAACGCCATCGGCAATCTTACGCAAGATATTCGCTTGCGCCTCTTGCTTATCTGCTCGTGCCGCTGCGCTTGCTGCCATGGCTGCGCGACGAGAAGTATTAGTCAAACGCTGTGTGTTGTTTGACTCATCAGCTTTCGCCTGTAGTGATGCCGCTTTTTCGCGTAGAGCTTCAACTTGCTTCTCTTTTTTCGACTTCGTTTTCTCTTGATCGCGTTGTTTAACTCGTTCGCTTTGATCAACGTTCAAGCCGCCCATTACAGATAGGAAATCATCACGCGCTTGTTCAGATTTAAAGTCAAAACGAGCTGGCAAGTTTTTAGGTTTGTAAGCTCGTGCGTACCAACCGCCTAGCTGTTTCGCCTTGGCTCTCATATCGTTGAAAGTATCGCTATCAACTTCGCTAAACGCAGCGCCATAGCGTTGTTCACCTTTAGCTTCGTTGAGAACATCGACCTTGCTCAACTCGATAGTCCCGTCAGTTTCAACGGCCTTAACTTCAGCTTTTCGCTCTAGTTCGCGCCTTTCTTGCTCTGCTAGTTTGCTTAACTGATTTTCAGTGTATAGACGGTCAAACTTGGCTAGCTGCTGGTCATTGAAAGCATCAATAGTGCCGCCGTTAGCTCGTGCGTAGGCTTGGAAATCATCAAGTGTTTGAGGATTATCAAGAGCCTTTTTCTTGCGCTCGGCTTCCTGCTCACGCTCGATTGCTTGTTGTTTTCGTTTCTCAGCAAGCTTGTTGTAGTCAGCATCACTCATTTCAGAAAGAATGTTGCGCATAGCTGAAGGTGATTTAACTACAAACATTCCACCATCAAACTGAATAGCAGCAAACTGGTTGCCGATATCTTTAACCGCTCGCTTAACTAGATCGTCTTTACGCAAGCTTGTATCAATCCATTGGCCCATTTGAGCAAAGAAATTGCCGATAGCTGGCTTCGTGAATTGGCTAAATTCTTCCTCTAAAGCCGGAACATCATCAATGTAGTTGTCGATCAGCTCAATTGCCTCTTCCTTGGTGTACTCGCCACTTTGAAGCGCGTTGATAGCTTTTAGATATTCACGCGCTCCACTTGGGCGAGAACGGCCTTTTTTAGCTTTAGACGCATCAGTTTCGTTGCTGGTGTCCTTGCTAGCTTTTGGTTGCGTAGGCTCTGGCTTGTCGTCACTCAGATCGCTCTTCGTCAAGTCGATTGCTTTTTGGCGTTCTGATTTCACTCGTTCAGATAAGTGGCGATCAGCATACTCACGTAGATACTTATCAAACTCTTTATGCTGTGAAGAAGTTAGATCAGCGCTCTTTTTCATTCCGTTCTCATCTCGGAAATCCGCAATACGATGAGTGATCCAAGACATATAGCCAGCATTGCTATTGATAGCTTCAAGCTCTTCCGATTCCAAAGTATCTAGGTACGCTTGATAACGTGGGTTATCTGCCTTACCTGTTTTTGCTTTAGCAAAGCGTTCTTTTGCAACTGACTGATTTAACTCTTTAGTTTTCAACGTGTGTTCAACTTGTGGCGCATCATAAACTCGTTGATTCTCGATACCCGTTGCTAACGGAGTAACGTCACGCTCACCGTTTGGTTGATGTCCACCAGCAAACGAGTTGGTTTGAGCTTGTTGTCTCATACCTTGAAGAACACGCGCCTGATTACGTTGAAACTCTGGCGTTTCCTCAACGTTTGGTTGATAGCCATTGGTTCGAATGCCGCGATTCTCTAGTTGCTGTTGAGCATTGCGCTCTTGAGCTTGCTGATCACGCAGAAAACTCTCTTCATCAGTTGGGCGTAACTGATCGACTTGTTTTAGCTCTTCGGAGTTAATGACACGCTGCAAAGCGCTGATCGCTTGCTCTTGGCTCATGCTTCCGTCACGACGCGCTTTTGCAGTCTGAAGCACTGCTGCTGGTGAGATTTCCATGGCGCGTTGCAAGCCTTGTTTAAAGTTTTCGTCTTGCGCTGCAATTTCATCGACAAAACCAAGCTCACCACGTTGAATTGATTGGCTCAATTCAAACTTATCTCGTTGAGCATCTTGAGAATGGTATAGCTCTGAATCTGCCATTACTTCGCCAGTTTCAGGATCAAACATTTCTGCTTGAGCAACTTCATTATCAACTGGTGATTTTTGTTTCTGTCCAATAGCACTCAAGAACTCATTGTAAATTGAATTCATTGAACGCTGCGCCGCTTGACGTTCTTCAATGGATAGATCTGTATTAAGAGTTGCCAAGTAACGGCTCATGTCTTGACGCAATTGCTTCGCGTAATCATTGCCTCGGTCTTGTTTTTCCCAAGTTTTGATTGCGCTGACAGCTTGCTGGCCGTCACGGATTAGATCGGCATGATTGTCTGAAGAGAACAGATTAACAGGCGCTTGCTCTTGCTGTTTTGCAGCTTCAGAAATTGGTTGTTGTGGTTGCGCTTGCTGTGGCTGTTCTGGTTCCGGCTGTTGTGGCTCAACACTTTGTTGTGCTTCCGCTTGATCTTCCGTTGCGTGACGCTCTGCTGCTGGTGGCACTTTACCCATTGCAGCACCTAACGCTTGATGTGCTAAAGCCGTAGATTCGTTAGCATCAAAGCCCATAGAAAGAGCGCGGTTCTCAATCTTCGGTCTTAGAAGAGCCTCAATCTCTTGATCTGTTTTACCAACCGAGCGCAATTGCGAAATCACTTCTGGATTGATCGCTTGTTCAATCTTGGTTTCAAAGTTACGACGACGGTAACGACCAGCCACGCCACTAGGCGCACCAAAACCCCCACCGATCAAACCACCGACTAAACCAGACTCAAGCGCAGCCGCACCAATACCTTCGGAGTTGTCGCCTTCAACGTCCATTTTTTCGTTGGTATGAACGTTGGAGCGGTATTGTTCAACGCCACCTTGTACGGCCTCGGTGCCACCTTCAGCAAGTACACCTTTACCAATAGCACCTTTGATTGTTTTGCCTAAACTACCTTTTAGCAGTTTAACCATTGCCTGATCACCTACCGTTTCACCGATCAGGTTGACCATACCTAGAGTAAGGTCGGTTTTAATCGAATCTCCAACCTCTTGGGCCAATCGAGTACGAGCGTTGTTTAGCACCTCTTCATCAGAGATATTTTTATCCGCTTCTTCGGCCACATAGCGCTTGAACTGTGGAGAATCCATTAATTCGTGATAAGGAATGTTCTCGATTTCTCGTTGAACACTTAAGGCTTGACCACCGTTACCAGCCACCAAGTTTAGAAGTGCGTTAGTACCAACGTTAGCACCTTGGGACACCGCAGCGCTTCGACCAGCCATTGACGCGGCTTTACCTGCTGCACCTGCTGGCAACATGGTTACAGCCATGCCACCAAGCACATTAGACGCTGTGCCTAACCATGTACGCCAATCTTTAGCACCTTCGCCAAAGCTCATATCATCATTGATGATATCTTTCGCCATGGCTTCACGCATTTCAGGCGATAAAGTTTCGTATTGCTCATTAGCCCAATTCTCTAATGAGCTTGCGGCCTTTTCTGCACCAACGAAATTCGCAGCACCAGCCAAAGTTTGCAAAGCTCCTTGTTGAGCCATATCAACAACGTCACCAAACATTGATGTGTTTCGATTACGCTCTCTTTCCGCAACTCGACGTCTCGCCTCAATGAAATCCATCGGTATCCCCTCTTATTCTGCATAGGAAATAGACAGGGGAAGTATAACCCCAACCGCACCGATTGGGGATTTTTGTTTACGATCGGCAATTTAACGATTAGCCAAACCTAGCGCCATGTAGCGTGCGGCTGGTGGCGCATTTTTTCGCTGCTCTTCTACTCGTTGAGCCTGAGTTTTTAAGTTGTCTCTGGCGTTACTTGTTAGCTTCTCGGCGGCGCTATAAAAGCCACTATAGTTAAGCCAATCCATTGCCTGTTGTTGCTCTTCAGGACTCAAGTTCGCCGCCTTAATTGCGGCAAGCTTTTCTCGATAAGTTCCATCAGAGTTTAGAATTTCCTCTCGTAAAGCCTCTAACTCACCTTGATTTGAAAGTTCACTTTCTGTCTGTCCGGCTGACTTCTTCTCGCCATTGGTGAACTCTTGAGACTCGCTTATCAGTGTTTCATTCGGCGGTATTTTCGTAACATGTTTACCTTCCTTGATCATGTATCGAATAATTTCGTTTACCTCACTAGGCTTTGCGGTTGGATTTTTCAATAGGTCAGTTTGAATTTTTGATCTAGCATATTCTGAAAACTCATAACCTGGATACGACTCAACAAACTCTTGAGTTAGTTTTCTTGCCTTACTTTGCGCTTCCTCTCTGGCTAAGCCTTGAGGGTCATAACCGGTTAATGACAAGTACATCATTGTATGACGATCTAGCGCCTTCTCCCTTTCTCGATTCAAGCGTTCAATTTCATTCTGGTAATCTTCTTCATTGCCGAACATACTGCGGTCAAGTTTGGCAATCTGTTCATCATACTTACTATTAATTCCGTTTTGTTCAGATAGCTGTTGCTTCGCCAACTGAGCCATTGAAGAAAATGAACCACTAGAGCCTGAGCGACTAGAACGGCCTGAGCGACCACCATATACAACATTGCCATTCTCATCGAAGTTCAGAGATCGACCTGTTTGAAGTTGACGCCAGTTGTTCAACTCTTCACGGTTTAAATGTTGACGAGTATCAATAAGGGTTTTCATGCGATTACTAAACTCTGACAACGGTACAACTAAGATATTGTCATCAGGTTTGCTTGTTCGGTTTTGAGTAACCGGAACAGTGACAGTTTTGCCATTATCAAGCGTTAAATCTTGCTCAATAACTGCCCCACCGCCTTGGGTGATTCGAACTGCCGAAACTTTTCTCTCAACTATTTGATGTTGCTTACCATCCTTATCCGTGTAGATCGTAGGTAAACCTTTTGCCTTGGTGATTTCAGGCATCAATGTTTCCACTGCATTGATCAGCATTGGGTCATTTTCCGCTGGCATTTCACCTTGTGCCATTTTGTTGAACAAAGTTGCCGCTTCGCCCAAAGCCTTGCCAGTATTACTACCAAGAATATTGTTCAAATCGAATTGGGGATTTTTAGCTACATATTCGGTAAATTCAGGCGTTTCCATTAATGAAAAATCACCGCTAACAATCGCCTTATCAATCGCTGGAAGGAAAATGGTTTTCAAACCTTCTTCACGCTCCATAAGCGTTTTCTTGTGGTTGTATTCTTCCTGCTGTTGCTTAAATGTTTGCGCTTCCCTATCCCAGTTTACTTCCGCTTGCTTACGAGATTTGTCTAACCATGCAAGTTCGCTTTCAAGCCCCTTCATTCGAAGGTCTTGCTCTTTAATACCTCTCTCGAACTGAATATCTTCTCGCTGTTGCAAGATTTTCTTTCGTTCTCGGTCTTCGTTGTGCTCCTGTCTCCACAACTCACGATCTTGCTGGCGGTTGTGTAGGTCAATTAATCCTGCACCAACTCGAACGCCTTCATTAAAACTACCAATAACGTTTGCCATGAAAAAAACCTCTAAAAAAACGACGCAGCTAGACCACCAAGAACGGCACCAATTGCACCACCAGCAACAGTACCCACGACAGGTACAACACTACCGATTGTTGCACCTAGAGTTGCACCAGTACCAATACCTGACGCAATACCTTGCTTGTATTGCTGTTTAAGCTGCTCGTTCACTTGTTTGCGCTGTTGCTCTTGGTTAGAAAGATTTCTATAAGTATCAAGCGAACTTCTCGCGTTATTTCGACCAATATCAATTAGACCGTATCCCATATTAACCCCCTAAACTCCACCAACTGAGTTAATTAAGTTTCTGCTTCCTGACGAAACACCCGTCATCAATCCGACTTGTAAATCGTTTATGGCTTGGCGAGTGTTGTTATTAGTTGAAGCTAGCGCAAGCGCGTTATTCATTTCCAAGTTTCGTTTTTGCTGATCAGTTCGAAGATCACCCAAACCATACTTTCTAGTTGCATTTGCAGCATTGATATTGGCTTGTTCTAAGTTCTTCGTGGCATTTGCGTTATTTCTATCTAACTGCTTATTTAACAAATTATCGGTCATAGCAAGATCGATAAGTTGATTCTCATATTGTTGGAAGCGCTTTAGATAATCTTCGTACTGCTTTCTCGTAAGATTCGCGTATATGTATTCAGGGTTGCCATAAGCGTTAACCATCATGTTTGAAAGATTATCGCTTTTAACACTGGCGGTTGGAGAGGTTGTGGCTGGCGCGGCTGAACGGCCAGTATTTGGATTGTAATAACCTAATTCACCCTCTTGAGGCATGATTATTTTCTCCTAACGTTTAACTTAAACCGTATGAACTAGCGCCGCCCATTGGCGCAAAGCCATCGTCTGATTTCATACTTTTGTAAGTATCTGGTTTGAAGTAATTACTTAATCCCTGTCCAGCGCTTGATAGCATCTCTTTGCCTGTATCGGTGCCAGTAAGTAAAGAGGCACCAGCGCCAGCAACCGCCGCCGGAATAGATACGGCGTTAGCTTCATCAATTGCAGCTTGGTTGGCCTTACGCGCTGACGCCGCCGCAATATCGTTAAGCCCTGCCGTGGCTTGAGTCGCCTGACCTCGCCCCATTGCAACTACGTTTTGAAGATTGCCAGTAAAACGCTCGGTTACGTTGTGTTGGCCTTGCGCAGTAGTTTGCACCTCGTTGGCATTAGAGCCTGAGATTATGTCGTTTGAAGCGCTAGACGCCTTACCTGAACTTGGATTAAAGCCAGATGCCGACAATTGTTTTTGAGTCTGATTGACAGCCGAACTCGTTGCACTATTCGACGTTGTATTGGCCGCTCCTGCTATTTTCTCGTAGTTTGCCTCGTCCCCCATTTTTTCGGTGATACGCATATATTCGTTTTCAATTGGAACAAACACCTCTTGATATCTATTCCACTCTTTAGCCGCCACCTCTGCTGCTGCAATCTGATCGGCAGTTGGTTTTGCTTTTTCTGGCCCTTTACCCATTGTTTACCAGCCTTTTCTCAAACCTGATTAAACCTTGCTCATTGTACCCTACTTTTTTAAATCCGTGAGCGCGCCAAAGCCTGTACACACCTGCTCTTCGAGCCAATGAAACAATCTTTTCTGCTCCCACATCTTTAGCAAGTTGATAGTACGCATTGATGTAATCTGATATGCCATGCCCGTTATCAGACCATCCAAAAACCACATACATAACTATCTCGTTATCTTCGTGCGTCACCTCCAAAACTGCGCCACAACGCTCACCAACAAACAAGTGTGCATCACCACTATCCAACTTACTGATCACCTCTTTCGGCAAATCCGGCAAATCATCACGACCAGCCACGTAAACAAGCTTTCTCACAAGCATGTAGATATAATTGTTGTGATCAACTTTAGCGAACCGCACTTTTTACCCCTGAACGATCTAGAGCGCCTTAACAAAATGGCGCAATTCCAAAAGCACTAAACCTAAGCTTTGTAGGTGAGCACTAATCCAGATGAGTTCCACACATTCCAAGAATTGTTTTCGTAGTTTCTTATGCGCAAACTAACCTTATAAGCCTTACCAGCCGGAAGACTATGCCGCCAGATCGGTGAGTTTTGAGCGCTCATACCACCAATATCTTGACTATGAACAACCTCATCATTAATTAAAAAATCAAACCATGCACCGAACGCAGTCGCATACACACTCCCCCAAACAACCTCGCGATCCCAAGTAGCCATTGGAACATTTACTGAGTAGAGCGTCTGAATTAGTCCTGCACTACTGTCTGTCTTCATAACCGAGTACGGATAAGGTTTTATTACATCACCAACGATCTGATTAACATTGAGACGACCTTGAATATCGCAAGAATCAGTAATCGTAACGTTCCTTAGCACACCAGAAGTCGCGGTAATTTTCCCCGAAACATCAGCATCAACCATTTTTGCCACACCAGCCGCGCTCACATAGAACTTGCTGTTCGGGTCATTAATCGTTGACGCTCGTAGCGTTACGTTTGCGATCACTGTATTTGCTTGCACGCTTGTTGCCACTACATCACCAGCAACCAAATCTCTAATGTCTGCAACCTTGATTGATGCAGTGTCTATTGCGAGTACGTATTTTGGCGGAGCTGTACCAACTTGGCCGCCGTTAACCCAATCCTGATAGGCTGGGTTTTTGATAGTGCCAAACACCGGAACGATGCTGTTGCTACCTGTACCACCAGTATTCTTGTCGTAAGCGACCTTAAACCCTGCGTTCTTAACAACAAATTCTGCGTTTGCTGTGCTCGTATCAGTGGAAGACTTGGCTATAAGAGCAACACTAGCCGTCATTCCACCTATGCTTGTTTTAACGCCCCACAACGCAGAATATCCATCATCAAGATCGGCCAATGCTTCACTAATCTGTGTGACTGAAGATGAAACGCCGTTAACCGTTGCATTAACTTTTCCAATCTCGGTACTAATCGCCTGATTGGTTTGCGTCTTTGTGTAGTAGTTCTTGGATAGATTCGAGCTAACACCATCAATTGATGATTGCAATGTCAAAGCAGATTTAGCAATGGCCTGATCGGTTTGCGCTTCAGTGTAATAGTTGTTGGCTAAGTTACTCTCAACACCCTCTATTTTCGATGACATTTCATTGGTGGCAATGTTGATCGCTTTTTCAGTATCGGCCCATGTTTTATAATTGGTCGATAGATTGCTCTCAACGCCCTCAATTGACGCTGACAACGACGTATTTAGTTGAGAAATTGCTGACGTTAGTTTGGCGTTCGTCGCGTAGTTTTGCTCAATACCAGAAATTGACTCACCAAACTTAGTTTCCATATCTAACTTGGCCGTCGATATTGCCTTATCAAGCGCCACCTGAGTTGCGAACTCTTTTCCGACCTGAGCAAGAATAACGTCTTCCTTGTTTTCAATTTCTGATTTAACAGACTCCCTTAATGCTGACAGTGCGTTGTCAACTTCAACCTTAGTTGCGTATTCGCGTTTAATTTGAGAAAGAATTGACGTCTCATTTTCCTGAATTTGAGAGGTTACCGTTTCTTTCAAAATCGCAATAGCCCGATCAGTCTCAACGGCTGTGTAGTATTGTGTTTCAATTTCAGCTCTTAAAGTTCGGTTTCCTTCCCGACGCAATGCGCTTTCCTTATCAACCGTCACTGCGTTTTCCATAGCCGCTTCAGCTAAAAGGACGTCAATATTATCCACGGTTTCTGCATCTGGAATCGACGAAAAATCAATGGCTTCCAGTGCTTCAGGCAAAGGAATCAAGTCTGGATTCCCTTCAAGTTCCTTTATGATAAGGTCGAGATAATATTGAGGGTCAACAACGCTCTTTGCATGAGTACCATTAATTGAATTAATCGCTGAACGTTCGCCTTTTAGGTTTACGAACTTGATCCAATAGTAATAATCACCTGTAGGCTCAATCGGTATTGATGCAACACTAGAAGGAGTTGTTTGCACCACAATCGCATCTGCAAAAACGTTTTCTCTTGCCTGATAAATTTCGGTGTAAGCATGGCCTTTATATGGCGCGGTATCCCACGAAAGTAGTGCGATACCAAAGCCAGATTTAACCACTAAGTTTTGTGGTGTAGTTGGCGTCTGAACTTCCTCACCAACAATCGGATCACCACTACCGCCGTCCGAACTTGGGATATTAATTGTGCTCTGTAATTTGCCGTTTCTGTAGTCAGCAAAACCAAGCTTTTTCATATCTTCCCAAAGGACGGCTTTTTTGCCGCCCTCGCCACGCATACCGATCAACTGTTCCAAGTTGTCGGCAACTGCATCCATTACAGCGTCACTTCCTTTCTTGTGGGGAATAGATTGGAATTTACCCTTTAGCTTTTTGCCGCCTTGTAATGTACGAACTGCCATTTACCCGTAAACCTCTGCCATACTAGAAGCAATGATCACCTCTTCTAATATTCCAGTGCCATAAACTTCAAATTGCCATGAGTTGCCCCTTGCTGGTGGAATGCGTATAGGTCGATCAGTTAACGTACCTATCTCGTAATCTTTGATGACGACTCCATCAACGATAATTTTCATTCCAACCAATGCCGGATCTTCCGCTCGGATATACAGCGTACTAAGTGTTGGATACATTGCGTAATACTCTTTAGAACGCCAAACATACGCTTTAGGTTGGCCCTTGTTCCATTCAGCCAATTTTGTTCCATCTTCGCTTCGAACATAAAGCGTACCTGTCACTAAGTCAGTAAATCCAAGGTTTGAACCTAGAGAATGGAACGTAATGCCACCCGTTTTAGGGTCGAATATGAACGACTTATCAAGCGTCTTTCCGTAAAAAGCCAAATACTTTCCATCGTAGTAGTAAGCTTCAATGGTTTCTGGCTCCAATGCTTCCCACTGCTTAGAGTCAATAATATCTTTGGTAATTAGCTCAACGTCTTGACCAGTGAACGCACAAAGGCCATGAGGAGACGCATAGATAATTAGGTTGTCGATATTTCTCATAGAGCGCTTGGAAACACACGCTTGCATAGACTCAAGCTTTCGCCCACTAATCGCATCACTGGTGATACCTTGGAACACCCAAGGGTAACCTTTCGTGCCAACCAGTAGCATATTGCTCACTGATTCCATTGCTACGATTTCGTGCTCTGTTGTGAGCTGATAATCTACAGGCCATGCGTGAAGTAAATACGGCTCACTAAAACAAACAGTTCGGTCATAGCCACCAGCCATAATTCCGTTAGGCATTAGGGTTAAAAACCGTAGCTTTTTGTTAGGCATTTCGTATTTTTCACTTTCCAACGGGAACCCAAGATCATCGGCTGACTTATCATCCACAAACGTATTTTGTGAAATCGGAATTTCCCCAACCAGATAGAAGTCAGAAACACCACCCTCTGTTGACGTTCTATAGATTCGACGTTTAGTGATATTGCCGGATAAAGCACCTTCACTGTGAAATGTCAGCGTAACCGTACTCTCTGGGAACTTAATTTCAGCTTGATTGCTGATCGGAGATTGCGCCCCTTCCTCTTCTTGTTCGCTAACAAGCGTGTAGACATAAAAACGAGTTTCGTCGTCGGCTGCTTCGTCTTCTTCTGGTAGAGGATCTGGAGCATTTACTTTTGCTGTCACGCCATGCTCTGGCGCTGGCACTCCTAATGGATAAGAGTCAACGGGAAGATCACCAACACCATTAAATATCTGGTTATTGGTAACGCGAACTCCGGTATCACTTGTAAAATAAACACGGTTCCAAGGGTCACCAACAATTGGCGACACAACCACATCAACATCAGTTTTCCACTTGAACCACCAATCTAAAAACTTATAAACCGTTTTATGGCTTTCCGTTAAGCCTTCAGTAGTGTTCTTCAAGCCAAGGTAAGGCTGAAGGTTTCCAACCGGAAACTGACAATCTACCGCTTTTGTGGCGTATTCATTTGGCAGGAGTCTCGGCGTCTGTTTTGGCCGTTCTCCAAAGAAAGTAGCGACGTTAATTCTAGGCATTATTTACCTGCTCTCTCTTTGTAATCAGCAACGGCTTTCAATCCGACAACATCAGCCTGTAGAGCGCTGATATCTTGGCGAATATCTTTTACATCAGTGCCAATGTTTTGCTGAGTCGTCTCGATACTGTTCAAGCGATAATTCATCACATAGCCAGTCCCAACTATCGAAGCACACAACATCACAACGCCTAGTGGATTGTTGTTTAGTAACTTCTCTAACATCTTTCGCCCCTTTCAATTCGGGGCACTTTCGCACCCCGTCATAAACTGCAATGCTTGACCAATAATAACTCGGAATAAAAACACTTTCTCGATTGAAAACAAAAATCACCAATCGAGAATTTTAGGCTTCTAAAAATTCGAATGGAGTTTGCATATCCCCCTCTGTCCAAGTGGCGTATTGATTAAATAGCTTTTCCAATCGAATAGCATAAGCATCTTTAATTTGCTGGATCTGATTGTACGTCAGTCTTACAGGTTCATTATTTGCTGCAATCCAGACCGTCTCTTTATCCAGCATATTATTGCGCTCTGCATACCATAGCGTTTCATCCATGTTGTTCCGGTCAACTTGGCGAACTTGGAACTCATATCCATGAATAAAGATGTTTGATAGTTTTATTTCATCTCGCAAAGCTTGCGCCTTGTTCCGATGAAACTCCGCGATCACATTGTCAGGCTTTCTCTCGACAACTGGCGTCTTGGTAACAGTAAACTCTTCATCATTGACCAAATAATCGTATTCACCATTATGAGTGTAATAATTAGCGTCGTATGACACTTCAATCACTTCATAAACGGCGCGGCGATTTTGCATATCGATCACTGGCCGCGCTGGTGGCAACGTGGCAACTTCTTCACCATCTTCACCAATAGTGATTTCAGGAACAAAGTTCTCTACATCCACCAGCCATTGAAGATACTGGTCGTGGTTTACTTGAAAATCTTCCCAAGCAATTGCTCGTTCAAGCTCTGGCTTAACAACTTGCTCCCAAGACTTACGCTCACCGCGTCTTTGGTTTACATCATGAAAAGTAATCTCTTCAGGCTTATTAAGAACAATGACCGTGTATTGCTCGGTTATAGGGGAAGGTTCCTCCCCCTCTGTGTAGCCAATCACTCGTTCTCGAATATCTTCAGCATAGTAATGCCGGATATTCTCATCAATATCGGTTAAGGCCGTGTAGTCGGTATCAATGATCATAGATCCACCCCACTGACTTGAGAACCAGCACGAGCTTTATTCTTTATGTAACCGTATGGAATTGCCAGCTCATGCGTACCATATAGACAAGTATCGCCATTGAGGTTTATGAATGTTCCAATACCATCAATGATTCGAATTGTTGAATCGTCGCCCCAACCGTCACCTGTATATAGTTGAATTGTACTTACTGCATTTGAAGACTTACTTTTTATCACATTGTTTGCGTCAACATAATAAGCGGTATAGTCCACTGGAATACTAGCCTCATTACCATTCCAAATAACGAGTCTGCCATTCAATACACTTCCAGCAACGTTAACAAGATAAATAGCACCACGCTTACGAAGCATTTGAGCACCAGTGTCAACAATTGGATTGGTGAACGGCTTGTAAACCAACTCATTCCAAGCAAAGTTCAATGAACACTGCTGGTTATCAGCAGTTTGATACCATAGAGCTTTAACAGCAGGACTGTTATTACTTGGTGCAGGCATTGTAATTGGTGAATGTACTGTTGGGTCATTAACTGAAGTTGCTAAACGTTGAGCACCACGTTCCCAACCTAAACGAGTGATAGGATGGAAAGCACCACCAGTACTTGCAGCACTACTTGTACATACTTTACCCATCAATGATTCAGCAAGTTTTACACCCCACCATAAATGGGAGTGACAAACCTCAGTAACTAAACCAAGACCTTCATACTGATTTAGTACTACTTTATTGGTACTTACCTTAGTCTGTTTAGCAAATGCTGTGTATTCCCAAAGCTCTACCCGACCTGTTGGCTGTAGTGAACTAGCTACAAAAGTATTCTTAGCTGAATCCCACGCAGGTGAATCAGAACCCCAAGCTGTACCAAGATTGTCTGTGTATCTACGTGCAACAGCACCAAGTACATTCTTTCTTGTACCTACAATAGTATTGTAATTAGTATGGAACTTAGGATTCCAAGAGCCAATCCAACCATTAGCTAATGCTGGAGTAGTAAGGATATTAGCAGGTTCACCAATCACATCTACTTGAGTGAAGTCACCTGATACAGGGATGTTGGTAGTAATATGTTGTACAAAGTACATTGGTTTATTACTGACAATATCTTGAACAACTCCATTAGGCTTAGTATTTTCCCATGCACTTTGCCCACAGTAGATTTGTGTAGTGCTTGAACCAGATGCTTGGAATAGGTACGTAACAGGAAATACCTTAGATTCTTGAACCAACCAACCAATAATAGGGGCAGATGCACCAGACGTACCTAATGCACCATCGCTAATTACAAAGTCAGCAGCAGAGGCATTCCACTTATACATCCCAGACACAACACCTTGATATGTTGCACCTTGAGCGCTACCAAATACTTTAGTCTTAGTAAGTAATTCTTCACCACGATAAGTACCATTAACTACTTTCTGGAAGATCTTGGAAGCTTCTTCTTTGCTACTCATATCCTTAGCAGGAGTACGGTAGTCAATTACACCACCTTGGCCGGAGGCGTAGATAGCATCATAGTATTTACCGTCAGGTCGTCCAGATGCACCGGATGCAATATCGCCATCGTAACGTTTACCTAACGTGAAACAAGAACTTGTTAAGTTTAAGTGTTCCGCACCTGCTTGATACCAAAGCACACCACCATTCGCAGAGTTATTGTTTTTATAGGCAATCGCTGTACCTAGAGCATTATGTGATGGGTGATAAGCACCTTGGTTCAGTCTAGGAACTACGCCACATACTAGGAAGTAACATTCTCTGTTAACACCTTCACCGAGATTACTTTGAGTTGTTAAGCTAAAAACACCTTTATTCGGCCTGTCGTTATAAGCAACCCAATCTGTTGGAGAATACCAACCATCAGCACCAGTTTCACAAAAGGCAGTAGAAGAATCCAAAGAACCTTGCGCACGCACACGACGGCCTGAAACTGTAGCATTTGAGTCAGCCCATCGAAAAATACCATTAGCTTCACGAATGTTTGGATTAGTACGGAACCACTTACCATTACCAGCACCAGCAATAGTACGTTGACGCACACGCCATTGAACAAGTCGGCCATCATCAAGTAAATAAATGTTGTGATCAGGATTAGAGACTAAAGCTCTCTTTTGAGCATCAGTTGCAGCCCAAAAATCAACGCCTTTACCCTTCGAGGTTGTATCTCCATCGAATACCGAATAGTAGGTAATAGGACGATTCGATTCTTTTGTTGCAATCCCTTCGATGCTTGTTAGTTTTGACTGAATACAACCATAAGGGTAAACAAATGGATTGGCCTTGCTGATTTCTTCTAAGAAGTACTCAAAACCAAACAAATCTACACGGTTGATTACTACTTCTTCGGTAGCGAGAGAAACTGACACTTCGTGAACTAAGATACTTGAACCAGTAGCATTGCCTTTAGGTTGGATAATAAAAGAAGTTAAACCTGTAAAATCAGCAGTAAATTCATTAACCCCTTCATAGAGTCTTTGAGATACATATGCACTAGACCCAAGTTTATACTGCCATACAGGAGCAGCACCGCCTTTAAGATCACTAATAACAATACGTATTTTATTCACACCTGCGCGAGGCCCGAAACCTTGAGGGAATAATTGACCATTAACAGAACCGTTAGTAGTAAGACGTAAAGCACCATTCTCCATAACCATAGTTGCTGAGTTACTTACACCCCAGCTAACAGTATTATCACGGAAGTCACCATTCTTAATTTGACCCTCAAAAGCTCTACCAACTGCTTCATTAACATCAGCAGCAACATTCCCATACTTAGGATCTACATCCTTAGTTAGATCTAGGGTAGCTTTACCTGAGCCACGACAATTACCAGTGGAGTCATAAACAACTGTACCGTTAGGAGCTTCGGGGAATTTAATTTCACATGGTTGATATGTTGGATCGCTCCGGTTCACGCTATACAAGCTAGAAATAAAACCAGCTATATGAGTAACTGCGTGATTTGTTTTAGAACTACCGCCGATAGAAGACGTACCACGACCAATTTTAAGTACATTTTTCTCCGCAGTTGCAGACCATAGCCCTTCATTAATATGTCCAACAGTATTGCCGCCTGAATGCTGAGTACCCATGTGAACAAAACCACTAGCCGCAAACTGTTCACTAGCTAGCATTCGTGCAGCTTTCATGTTTGCTTCGCTTTGGCAATAGATTTGCCAACCAACATAACTACCGGATTTAATCTCTTCCGCTACTTGCTTTGTTTCATTCGCTAAGGCTTCAGTTTGCGTTTTCAGGGCTTGAGAATCGGTCTTGCTTTGTGCTGCGCTTGTAGCTGAAGCAGCCGCTTGAGTAGCCTTTTGCGTTGCCGTTGATGCAGCTTGTTCGGCACTCTGTTTTAGTGAAGTCATTTCACTAATTGCTGTGGTTGATTGCTGCGAAATAGCTGCTTTTTCTGTGGCGGCTAATTCCGTAATTTCAGTTTTGCTTGTACTAACTAAGGTGTTAATTTCACTCTTACTCGTTGTAGTAAGAGTTGTAATATCTTTTTTGCTCTTAGTGACAAGCGCAGTGATCTCCTGCTTGCTAGTGCTTGTTAAAGCTGTGATTTCACCCTTAACGGTAGTCGCTTGCGTATCAATAGCCTTACTAACAGCAGTAGCCTTAGCATCAATTTCAGTTTTTGATGTACTTACAAACTGCTCAATATCTGTTTTGGTTTCGTGAACTTCTCCAGCTTGCGCGTACACATCGTTTTTAGCCTTGTTAACCAAAGCCAGAGTATCCGACGCATCAAGAGCATAGCTCTTAGCTGAATACATATCTGGCTCAACCTCCACACCTTGGGCGGCGTTCGAGTATTTGCGAATTAGGCTTAACGCTGCATCGGTACTAACAAGGTCATCCTTAATGCTTTCCGACTGATCGATTAGCTTTGTAATGTCAGATACCAATGTTTGAAGTGGCACAACCTCAATAGTTGAGCCGTCATCGGTATGAATTAGAACCTTATCAGCCGTCGATGTGTAATAACCTCTAAGATCATCAATCAACACTTGTTTTGAGTTAATTGCAGAGGCAACCATAGCAGCCACACGAGTTGCAATAGTCACTGAGGTATTTCGGATAATCGCATACTCACCATTTGCTGGTGGAACACCATTAAATGCTCTGAACAGTGATAAATGTTCGTTATCGGTGATCGACTCAACCTCATAAATACCACCAGCAATCAACATAATGTCACCAGCTAGCGGCTTGTTTCCGGCATCCATCCATAACGTACCAACGCCTACAACCTCTTTTGAGCCGTCAGTTACAGTTACCGTACCTCTTCGATACCAGCTACTTGTCATTGTTCTTTACTCCAATTAATTAGCGTGGTTGGTTTTTGATATCTGCGCTTTTTTGTTGAACGATAGTGTCTGCTTGGCTCTTGTCACCAAGCATGATTCTAAATGCGTTGAGCGCTGTACTTGCTCGCGCTGCGTTTGCTGTAAACTCTGCATCTTCACTAAATGCTCGATAAACAAGCCATTCAATGATCGCGTTGTCATACACTGGATTAAGCTCGCACTTAGTATCTGAGTCATAATCGGCGGTTGTTACTGGTGTCGGCACTTTTGCAAACACGCACTCAATGGTTGTTCCAGCTTCAACTGGCGGATACATATAAAAAGTGTTTGGATTTCGGTCATCATAGAGCCAAGCCTTGGCCGCTTGCGCAAGAGGTTCAGTGCGCCACTCTGGTCGGTAATCATCAAGCATTTTGAGATTTACATTTCCAGAAATAGCCGCGCCCCCTTTATTTCGAACCACATCAACTACAAAGCGAGCGTTAGACGGAATTGTCTGAGTTGAACCCTCAACACAAACAAAGTCCTCATTGGCCGTTAGTGCGTCTGGTCGGATAGACAAAATAGCTCGAATTGCCGAGTTAAACGCATCAGCCCAAAAAGCCTTATCCCATCGAATCATCGTTTTATCGACTACAAGGCGAGCTGCTTCATCAATCAGTTGTTTGACCGGAGTGTTATTTGCTGACATATACACCTCTAGTAAAAATTGTGCTTACGCACTTTGTTTTTGAATGAGTTGAAGTTGTCTTTGCTTAGTCGGTAAGCGCGGCGATAACCCTCGATAAATTCTCGCTCGTACATCAATGCGAGATCAGGGTTAAACCAATTTGTGCCAACCTGTAGTCGGAGTCGGTAAGCAGCGCCAGCCGCTAGAGCTTCGCCGTAGTTTTCAACTAGGTATGAATTAAGGTTGTTCTCATCGAAATTTAGCTTTGGTTTTAGTACCGCCGTAACGGTCACCGCATCAAAGTCATTCGTGAATGTGAACTCGTTGGTTACAGGATCAAAAACGTAGTCGTCGTTGACGTAAAGCGGAGAACCGCAATTACTCACTACGCTGTCAATTTTTAGAATTGCTGAATCGGTAGGAATACCAGCAACCGGAATTTGCACACCAGACACAACGGCGGTCAATTTGACCTTTGTTTTTAGGAACTCTGATTTCTCGCAAAACTCGCGGTAAGAGTCGCGCAAGGCGTCATCCATCATGATATCGACAACGCCAGCGCAACGCTGGCGCACTAACCGATATAAATCAGATAGTGCGCTCATCATTAAGCCTCTGGAATACCGTGTTTAGCGTGTAGCTTGTCACGCACTGCCATGCGTAGAGCTGACGCATGTGTTTCGCCTTCTGGAACTTCCAACGCTAGCGGATCAATTGGAAGCTCTTCTGCTAGGATAACGGTTTCAAGTTTCGCCTTGGTGTATTTGGAAATGTTGACGACTTCACCATCAACCATAACGAGCCAAGTGTTTGCTTTCTCTTCTTCAGCTTTTAGTTGCGCCGCTCGTTCCGCTAGTTGCTGACGCTTTTGCTCTTCAGCTTGTAGGTTCTCGATTAGAGACTGAGCACTTTCAGGAGTAGCAAAACAAGATTTGATTTGCAGTAATCGGTGCGCCACTTGTTCCGGTACGCTGGTTGGTTCGCCACGGTTAAAGTAGTAGTCACGGCCAAGCGTGTTTACTTTTTTAATTGGCTTTTCACCGATCCAAACAATTTTCTTTTCTGCTGTCATAGTCAATACCCTTATGTGTATTCGATGTGTTGAGCTGCGGCCATTGCCACGGAATATATAAAAAAGGCCAGCCAATTATCTGACTGGCCTGTTTTTCAACAGAGTGGACTATCTTAGATAGTGCCGACTGAAGTGGTGTAAATCGCTAGACGGATCTTATCTTCCGCAACTGCGGCACCTGCGAACGTTAGAACAAGACACTTATCTTTTTCAGCAACATCTTCTGACGGGAAGTATCCAGCCGCATCAGACGACAACGCACCTTTCGGAACCGCCGTGGCCGTACCGATCACATCTTCTAACTTGGTGCCAACTTGAGGCTCGTGAATACCATCACCTAACAAGGCTTCGTTCAGAGTAGCCTTAGCAGTTAAGCTTGCTACTGCTTCGCCTTTGGTAAGGATCTTCACTTCCACCAGCTTCACGCCAGCCTCAAGGCTTGCTGCGATAACTGAGTCACCATCAGCAAGCGCTGGAACTTCAGCGAACATCACTGAAAGGTTACCGTGAGTACCGTTATAGACGTTTTGCTTAACGGCTGGTGATACTTTAACTGCCATTGCAATTCTCCTTTGATTCCGATGAATAAAGGCTGGCTCGATAGCCAGCCAGTCACTTGTTACTTAGATAAACCGCCAACGGCTGTATCTAGCACCATTACGCCGTAGTCATTGATTCGGCCATTCTTCTCTTGGAAGCGAACTTTCTTAACGCCGCTCATCCAAGCGATAGAAGTTTCACGACCGTTGCCGTGGTCAACCTTCTCGGTGTGCATAGAGAACTGAGCACCGCTTGACGATTTACCGTAAGCAACTGCTAGCGCTTGGCCGCCAAGTAGGATTGCGCGGTCAATTACGGTAGTTACTTCAACTTCAGTTTCAGTACCGTTGCCGCTTGCTGCGCCAACTTTCACTTTAGAGCCAGCATTGAAACGTACTGGTTTGCGGTATTGACGAACCAAGATGTTGCGCCACATTAGGCGGTCACCTTGGAATAGTGGATGCTTAAAGCCTTGCGAACGGTTAACCGCGTTCGCAATCAGCTCTTGCACTTTGCCAGCGCCTTGAACGTCAGCCCATAGGTCAGCCCATTGGCGTGGAGTAACAAATAGGACGTAGAAAGGCGATTCACCGTAAAGCTCATCTGCTTCGAAGCGGATAGGCTTGATTGGATGTGCCATTTCTTCTAGGTAAAGCGCAATTTCATCGATCTTCGCTAGGGTTAGCGTGTCGGCTGCCGAGATCTCTGCAACACCTGTTGCGTCACCACCGAAGAAGTGACGATCCGCTGTAGGAGCGGTAACAGGGTTAACCATGATTTCACCAAACATTGGATGATCCGCAGTTGGAACAATCATATCGGAAGGCATGAAGTCACCACGCGCACCAGCTACGTGATACGTTGCGATTTCATCTTGTAGATCGTTGAAGTAGTTACCAAGCATTGTACGAGCTACTTGAAGTAGGTTTTGCTTGGTGCGTTGTTGAGCCATCTTACCGCCTGAATCGACGTTATGACGGCCTTGGTTAATGACTAATTCAAACTCAACTTTTGATAGAGACTCGCCACGACCTTCGATTTTTTTATCGCCCATCGTTGGCATACCGCCCAAGTTGTGGAACAAATCCATTTCAACTGTGTCACCAGCCTGTTTTGTAAGGTCGGTGATCATTACAACTGGCGCACCAGCTTCAGTTTGAGTTTTGTTTCGGTTGCGGTCTGCTGGCACTGCCTTTGGAGCTTTACCAGTTAGCATGTTTACAAAAGTGTTTTGGCGGCGCGTATGAGTAAACAGCGCGGCACCAAACGCTTTAGCAGCTTGAGCTTTAGTGATAGTAGTCATTATGAAATCCTCGACTAATCTAGAGCTATCACCGCTTGAGCTAGGAACTCTTCAACCTTCTCTGGCGACATATTGGCAAGTGATTGCTCAAGCGCTAGTGCGTCTTGATTCAACAATGCCTGATTAGCTGCCGCCGTAGTGTCCAGTGAAGAACCACCTAGACTAGACGGTGAATTAGGTACAACGGTTTGTTTTTCTGCCGTTTGTTGAGGTTGCTGCTGGCCTTGCTCGGCTTGTTTCTGTGCCTTTTCAGCATCAATTGACGCTTGAACCGGATCACCGAAAGCGGCCTTCACTCGGCGTTGCACTTCTGCAAAGCGTTCTTTTAGTGGCATGGCTTGGAACGCTGGATCATTCTTGAGCTTGTTGTCGATAACTAGGGCCATATCCCAACGGTCACGGTCACTCGATTGCCAAGTGCGAAGTTCTGTTAGTTCGTCAGCGTTTAGCGCGTTAGTAACTTCGTTAACTCCGTCATTGGCTTCTTGTTGAGTGGTCGCAGCCTTACTTTGAAAACGCTTAACTAGCGCCGTTAGTAAATTTGCTGCCGTTTCTGGCAACTCATCACGCAGCGCATTGAGTGCATTTTCATCGTTCAGCAATTCTTCAGGTAGCTTTTCAGGCGTAATGCCAGCTTCTTCTAATTGCTTGGTGTATAGCTGTAGTTTTTCCTTGGCGGTTGTAGCTTCACTTAACTGTTGCTCTAGCTCCTGCATACGGCTTGACGCTTCGCTCGCCTGATTGCGAGCCTTTTCTAGAACTGCATAAGGAATCGTATGTTTACCGTCCTTACTTGCTACCGCTGCATTGTCTGGATCAACTTCAATGTAGAGCTTGCCGTCAATCTCTCGAACCCCAATGCTATCTTTGGCCGCATTCGTTTTAGGCTCTTGGCCCTGTTCTGATTTATCTAGGTTGGCGTCACCTTTTGGCTGAGTAGTGTCAATAACACTTGGTAGTGCCTCATCTTCCTCGCCTACGCCCATTTCGTTATCAGTCGAATGGTTGTCTTGGTCATTTTCACCGCTGAGAACGCCCAAATCGTCATCTAGGTCAATTTCATCTAGCAGTGCATCAATGTCTTCGACGTTGCCAGTTAATAGTGCTTGGTCAAGTTCTATAGTCATAATCCCCTCATGTGCGCTTATCGCTGCGCTTGCGTTTGGTTTGTGCTTATCGCCGCACTTGCGAACAAGAAAGCCAGCTAACGCAATCGCGCTAACTGGCTTTTTTATGTTCTCGTGTTGCGTTAGTTTTTCGCCGCACACTCAATTTGCTGATAAATGTACCACAAATTTACGAATGCAAACTAAAAATTAACGTTCGATGATTGCCTAGACGTAGCGAGTCTCACCTGATTTAGTAAACAACAGGATTGCATTCTCTGGTGCATCTTCTGGTAAGTTGAACACATCCAAGTGCAACCAGCTCACACCTTCTTCCATTCTCGTTAGATAAGGGAATCGGTCTTTGTGTTTAATAATCAAATCACGCAACTCTTGAGCCGTGTAATGATTACTAATTAAATCAACAGCTTGCCCTCTACCATGCGCAGAGAATGGAGTGAAATGTTTGTCACTCGCAAGTCGCAAACCTGAGTAACCACGAGATCCACCAGCTTTCCAGTTGTTACAGATAAGCGCAGCTTTCTTCGGATCGATTTCACTAAGCAGCGTTCGCAGCTCATCAATGGTGATCAGCAATCGAGCATCCATACCAAGCATGGCCTTTTCACCACGCGCCTGATAAGCAGCTTTGCTCACAAGTTCCCAAGTCTTGAACCATTTAGGTCGATAGCTTCTTAGTCGTTTGTCATACATGGCTTTTCTCTCCAAACAATTACGTCTTATGCGCTCATTTTTCTGTAAGCTTCTAGCTTGTAGATCTCTTCGAATGTGTTGTTAAAACTCACTTGTCGGCCAATCTGGTCACGCCAGTTTTCAGGGTCGATACAAGTTGCTGGTTTACCAACAACAACAAAGCCGCCTTTCATCTTGATGCCGCAATACATGAATTTATTACCTGCAAGCGTGACGGTTTGAAAATCAATCTCTTCAATTCGATCAACAATGTCTTGAGGCTTTACACGTTTGCCAGTGCAACCTAGCTCTTCCATCATTTCTTGAATTTCAGTATTCGGCTTAAACTCGGCTGGTAATTTCATTTACTTACTTCCCCCACTTCATAAACTTCATTGGTTGCTTTGTTCGACCTAAGCCCTGCATCATCGTTGAGCCTAGCCAAAACACGATAGCCGTTGAGAACGCGCCCATTACCTGACCTGCGATCATGATAATTAGTTGCTCGTATGATTTTGGAACCGTCCACCAAAACAATGAGCAAAACATACCTGACACCATGACACACAAGATCAGAGTTAACGCTGAAGGCATCCAGTGATCGCCGTGTGCGTCTCTCGCGTCTTGTGTGTCTGTTAGCTGCATAGATAACTGGTTAAGCGCCATTTCTTGCAACTTAACTGCGTGTTGATTCTGAAACTCAATAATCTTTGTTAGAGCTTCAGGGTTTTCTATCAGCTCTTTGATAACGGCGTCCGGTGTATCTTTGACACCAAGAACGCCAGCGATCAGAGTACCTATTGTTTTACCAGTGGCACCGCCAAGTAATGAACCAACCAAAGGGGCGGATTCGCCCACAATGTTTTTAACTTGTTCCCACACTTCTAGTTACCTCTTACATTTAGATTTGAAGGTTTAGCAATTGCTGGTCGATGTTCGCTAATATTGCATTAACTGTGCTATCTGCTTGTGCTTTGACTTCTGCGACCTCCTGTAAAACTTTCGCAGTTTCGGCCTCAACCTTGTTGTCTTTAACGTCTTGGCTTTCTGCATCACGTTGTAGTTTGGCAATCTTGGCCTGTAGTTCTTCAACCTTGGCCGCGCCTAAAGCAACCTCGTTTTGTAGCTGCTGCATTTGAATTTCAGCCATTTCTTGCTGCTTGCGTTGTTCTTCCTGCATAGCTGCTTGTTCTTCTGGCGTCATATCTTCCGGCGCTTTTGGAATGTTTAGAGTTTGTCTGATACGGTTCAGGATCTCTTGCTTGTTAGGTACATCCATTAACTCGATAACCATATCTAGCGTTGCCATTTGAATTTGTGGTGGCAACTGAGCAACTAGCGCGGTTAGTTGTTGAGCCATTTGAGCGCGGAATGTAGCAGTTTGCTGGATTGGAGCTTGAGCAATATGACCTTTCCAACGCTTAACGTCGTTGGTCACTGTGCCGTCGTCATTGGTCACGTTTAGGTGAATGACTTTGCGCTTATGAGCGTCTTGCTTGTTGACCGTTACAGCGATATTGCTTTGCTTCGCTAGGTCTTCGATTAGGTAGGCCATCAACAGATCAGCCACTCGTGTTCTCGAATAGTGATAGTTGTCATTGATCTCTGCTAGCGTAGTCGCGCCTTGTTCTACTAGCGAGTTAATAGCAACTCCGCTGGTGGCTGAAGAGTCTTGGCCCAACATTGCATTGTAGATACCAGCAACGTCTTGGATTTGCTTCATTGAGTCCTGCATAACAGTAAACTGCTGACTCGCAATATTGAAATCTTGCTGAATCTGGATAGCTTCGCTTATTGATTTCTTGTTCTTGCGATCAGGGTTTAACTCAATGTAACCGTCTGCGCGTTCGACCTCTTCTAGTAAGTCCTCGCGGCTCATATTGGTTGCGTCTTGGTCTGCAATGACACGTTTAGCTTGTAGCAGCCACGTAAGCTTCATACGACGATAGTTGATCTCATCTTGAGCACTAATCATTCGGCTTACAACACCATAAGGTTGGCCGGATTTATCCATTCGATAACCGAAGAACGGAACAATTGGAAAATATCCGCTCGGTGCAACTGATTTACGATCAATGATTCTATGAATACCAACAAACCACGCTTCGCGTACTGCTGACCATGTAGCAATTCGTGGTTTAAATGTACCCATTTTTACGCCAACGGCTTGAGCGATATTATTTGGATTGTATTCAACTGTTCGGCCATTCTTTAGGTCGATGACATAACCGCGTCTAAATGTACGGTAGTAGATAACCTGTAAGCAGATACGGCCACGCGCCTGATCTAACCATTCAGACGTATTTCGATCCCAACTCTCAAATTCATGGTAAGCAGCAAGCAAATCTTGGTCTTGCTCTTCGTAGCTTTCAAGGTTTGCAAAGTCTTCCCAATTATTCATTGCTTGGCGAATGATTTCGGCGTGTTCAGGGAAATGAGCAATAGCCTCGTCAACGTCTACCCAACGTTTACGCAGCAACCATCGAGCATCAGACAAGTCGGCCTCTTGAGCGTTCCAGTCCCACCACATTTCCTGACGGCGAACTGGCTTGATGTTGTAGCCACCACCATAGAAAGGATCGTCATTTCTGGTAACTTCTACCCAACCAATACCAGCTTTAATTTGTGAAGCGTAAGCGTCGGCATTAGCGCGATCAGCTCGTGCAAGTCGCCACGCATCTTTAAACTTCTCCTGAAGTGCATCGCGTAGCTCTTCGCCGTCATCGTCATCGGCTGTAAGTACAAGATCAGTTCGTGTTCTTGCTTCCATACCTAAAACGGCGTCAATAGCTGGCGCTATTAGGTTATTGATAATGATCGGTTGTCCACGTTCTTCGTAGACTTGTTTTACTTCCGGCGCTAGTTGGTTGCCGTCGTAGTAATCACAACACTTTTGCGCTGGGTCGCGCCAGTTTGGTTGTGCTTCCACGTTTGAGACTAATCGGCGTAATTGAGCAAGGTTAAAGCCCTTGCCGTCATGCTCCGCATGGTCTTCATTCCAAGCCATAAATTCTCCCCTCACTTAGTACGCCAATCGCTTGATCGCTTGGTGCGTGGCTGTAACTTGGTCATGGTTCTAGGCATTCGAACAACCATTTCTAGCGCAATCGCATAGCTCATCACTTGGTCATCAAATGCGCCTTCAATTGCGTTCATGCTTCCTTTGGAGTCATAAACGTAGGTATTCAGCTCTGTAACTGTCCCGATCCATCGAATGCCCGACGTATTATTGCGCAATTGCTCATTTAAGTTTGAAATAATTATCGGCTTGGATTTACGAGTGGTAAGCCAGCCTAATCGTCCTGTTTCTTCGTCCTCGTCTTCCTTGTCGTGGTGTTCTTCTTGGTAGATTCTGGATATTGGATAGATATCGCGTAGAACGTTTAAAACGGCGTGGCCGTGGTTGTTTCGTTCTGGCGCAGCGTAGGCCGCTCTACCGTTTTTACCTGCGTACATCTTGCCAATGATTGCGATAATCTTTGCAAACTGATCTGTGTCGATATGACCAAACCAATGAGCAACTTGATTGCCAGTTTCGTCCAGCACATCAATTGAACCTCTGTCCCCATGTTCCAGACCTTCCGCAACGTCAGCGCCAAGGGCGTAATCCTTTTCTGGATCAGGCAATTCCCAAATAAGCAAATAGCCCTGTAGTCCGTTCTGCATGTTCTCGCTTTTACCTTCACGGTTTACGCTATCTCGAACATCAAACATTGCTCCTGTCTCTGGATTAACGTCATAGACAAGCAACGGCTTGGAGCAAGCTGACTCCGCAGCCATACAGGAAGGAGCGCTAAATACACGACGGCCTGACGTTAAGAACGCCTCTTGTGGTGTACTTGGATACTCTTGTTTTGTGTACTCTTCGTAGTGGTTATAGGTTTCGACATACCACTGCTTTTGCTCATCCGTTAACGGTCTACCCAAGTGACGGATCACGAATGGCTCAATCGACTTAAAGTATTCAATAAAGTATTTGGATAGCTTCAATCCGCCTAATGGCAATGGTGAGTAATATCTAGGATGAGTGAACCAAGGAATGAATCTAAAGTGAAAGTCTTTAGCACCCAACTTCACTCCGCTATGTGCTCGTTCCTCGGCTTTCTTACACAACTCAAAAAAGAGTCCTGCCGCGCCTTCTGCCGTCGATTCAATAAAGAGTTTGCAACCTTCGTGAACAGTAGGCATCGAACCTGTTTGGATCTCTTTGGCCTTTTGTGGGTAACCTGCACAAATACGGCCCAACTCTGAAATATGTAGAAACTGCAACGTACCGGAACGGAATGACGTTGCAACACGGATTCGTGAACCATTGGAAAAACTGAGTCGGCCACCGTTAGCGCCACCAGCTCGTTGAACTACACGAATGCGAGAACGCAAGTAATTAGGCAAATTGTTATATGGAAAGACAACCTTTGTCTGGAAGATCGCGCCAGCACTTTCCAAATCCTGCGCGATAATACCTGCGGCATAGTTCTTATTGAATAAACACGAGTCCAGCGCGTACAAGTCGATAAAGGTACTAAAGCCCAACTGACGCGCTTTAAGAATCAATTCAAAGGTATGGGCTGTTTCAAAGAGATCTCTCTGAGCGTCACGCATTCGAAACGTGACAACGCGACCTTTATCATTCTCTATCTTGTAAAGGTTGTTTAAGCGCCATTCCTTACAGGTCATATAGTTCCTGAAGTAACGGCGCTTCTCTGGCCGTGAAAGCGCTTTGAATTGCTGATCGGTAAGCGCTGGCATAACTAGGTTTATGCCACGGCCATTAATAGAATCCTTATACGGCTGAATACCATCATTCATCATCGTTCAACACTCCACCTTTATCTTTGAAGCGCTGAATGATTTCATCGTCATCCAAATCTTGAACTTCATCTAGCAACATACCTAGATCATCATCGTCGCCTAGACCTTCACGTTGTTTCTGGTCGAGATCATGACGAGCAAGCGCAGCTTGAGCCTTAGCCTTGTCAGTATTCGCTTCGGCCAACGCAATGCCTTTGCGTTTAAGGTTGGTATCAACTTCGACTTGTGTGGTTTGAGCGATAACCTTGCTTATTGCTCGATTGGTTAATCGACGGTTCGCCATTTGGCCCTCTAAATACTCAAGCTTTCCGGTGTGGTGGCAAACCATGCCAAAACTCGACTCGATTCGTTTCTCAAGTCGGTCAATAAACTCCTGCTCTAGTTCTGTAGGTTTATCGCCACGTTCTTCCAGCTCTTTGAGGAAGTCAGCTAATTCATCTTTGTATTGCGTGTAGCACTCAAGCGCCTGAAGAGCGGCAAGCTTATGCACTTCTAACTTAAATTCGTCATCGACTTGATGAGAGTATTTAACTAGGTTGCCAAATGCTTTAGTCATCAAGCCATGCACGAAAGCGTTGCTATTTCCCTTTGGAGCGCCAGCGCCAGCTCGACGGCCACCGTGTCCATTTTTGGCACTTGATTGATTCGCGGTTTTCTTGCGTTTGATTTTGGTTTTGGGCGGTGTGATCCCTTTGGGTTGTAATTTTTCGCCCTGAACTTCTTCGTTGTTCGCGTTCTGTTCGCTTGGTTTGTTCTCTTTTCTCTGTAACAGTTTGTTATTTAAGTATTTTCTTGCTGTGGAGTAGACTAAACCATTGCGAACACAAAACGTCTTAACGTCAACGCCAGTTTCTTCGTATTCGCTAAGGTATTGTTTTTTAATGCGTTCCCAATTAATTCTCGCCACTTCTCTAACTCCGAGTGTTCAATTGCGTCAACATATTATCACTGTTCAGTGTTCGTTGTTTTTGTTCGATGATCAAAAGCACGTTCTAACCAGCCTCTAAGCTGGCCTAAGTTGTCCGATGCAATCTCAATAACAATCCAGCCTAAAAGCTGCGCTTCGTTCATCTTCTCTCTGTCGTTTGCAAAGCCAACGCCGCGAGTGTGACGCCCATTTGAATGAGTACCGCCGTGAACCTCCAAGGCAATCTTTAAGTCGGGCCAAGCGTAATCCATTCGCCATTTGCGAGTCGGATGAAATAGAACTTCAGTTTGATATGGTGGCAAGCCGATAAGGTTGCGCTGAACACGCGCATGTAGCTTCTGGTAAGCCTTGCTAATGTCCCTTTGCTGTTTGGTCGGTGTTTTGGCTTGGCTTTCGATAAAAGCCTTTCCTAAGTGTCTGACGGGGATATAAACGGCCATATCTGTTCTCACCTGTGAACTTTATGACACGAATGATAACAAAAAAGCCAGCATTAAAGCTGGCTTGTTTAGTTTAAATACACGTTCGAGGATTATTTTTTACCTTTAAATACACCTCGTTTACGAGCGATGAATACACCCATAAAAAGAATGGCAAAGTATTCCACGGCTATTAAGATGCAATTGAACATTTCTTGAGTCATTGCTTCAGCGTTCATGCTAACAACCTCCCGAACAAATAATTACTCTACATCTACATGGTTCATGTGGAACTCAATCAGATATTCCTCATCTTCTTGGTAGAACTGCAAAGAGTAGTCTGAGCGTTCGATACATTTGAATTTGCTGTTCTCTTCCATATCCGGCGCGTAAAAGTCGTATTTCTTGTTTAGGAATGCTTTCACTCTTTCTTTGCTAGAGAAGTAATTAGTATGCGTTGATAGCGGTTCACCTCGCTTAGTAGAAACGCGCACCACTTCATAGATAGTAATGCCTTGGCGGTATTCTGGACGCTCACACTCAAACACTTCTAGGCGGTTTTGCTTCCAAGCAAGGGCTTTGATTGCGTTACCCTTAACGGCTTCCAATGCTTCACGCGCTTCGTTCTCTGAATCCCAAGAACCACACCAGCAGTAAGCAATGTCTAAGCAATCTTGTTGGATTGGTGACGCTTCGTTGTAGAAGTTACAAACGGCCTTTGCAGTTGCCTCAACGCCAGATTTAGAAAGATTCATTAGTAGATTGCCTGTTTGCGCCACCAGCTCTTTAAGATCAGCAATAGCAGCAGTAGCCAGTTTGATTTGTTTTTCTTTTAAGTTGGTCATTTTGGTCATCCTCGTGTCGAAAGGTGCAATTTTGTTTGCATGTAAAATATAGCCCCGTTGTTTTCGTTTGCAAACAAAAAGACACGAACGAAAACAAAATTTTTTTTGAGGATGATCAAAAAAGGCCGCTATTGCGACCTTTAGGCATAAAAAAACCCCCCC